AGCTGGCCAAGGCCAAACTTGGAATTGCAAACCAGGATCTCAGCCTGCTCAACAGGATTCAGCCCCTGGAACGGCAGATCGCCGAAGCCGGCCGCGAGAAAGCCCGCAACGAAGCGCAGGCCGCCACCTATGCCTCCACCTACAAGGCTGCATTGGCGGCGTCTGCTGCAACCGGCAGGCCACTGGTGGAGATTCTCGGCCGTGGGGCCACGTCCCTGAATGAGTGGTCCAACTCCACCAAGTCGTTTCGGGACCGGATGCAGAGCTCCGACCAGATCCTCAATCAGGTCCGGGGCCAGATCAACTCGGTGAACAGCGGCCTGAACTCCGCAGCTGGTGGAGCGAAGGCGATCGGCCTCTACGGCCGCAGCTCCATCGGCTCCTACGCCGGCATCGGCAACTCCCTGCTCTCGGCGGCCGACTCTGCGGGGCAGTTCGCGCAGACCGGCATTGATGACGTCACCGGCGCCGCGGCTGATGGCGCCAGTGATCTGCGGGCGAACATGCGCGGCGCGACTCGGGAAGCGCAGGCGCTCTACGGCTGGCTGGCTGCAGCGTCAGGCCTGCCTGATGCCCGCTGGACTGGTGGCCCGGTGCAGGCTGGCGGCCGCTACCGGATCAATGACGGCCCGGGCGGTCGCAGCCTGGGTCAAGAGGCATTCCTGAGCGCCAGCGGCCAGCTGAGCCTGATCCAACGATCCGCCAACAGCCTCTGGACGGCACCGTCAAAGGGCTTGGTGCTGCCGGCGGCGATGACGTCGCGACTGCAGGCAGAGGGGATCCTCCCCGGCGGGCCCGGCGCCGGCCAGGGCAAGAGCGGCTCCCGCAGGATCCGCGGCATGGGTGTCCCGGTGCGCCGCGGCGAGTCCGGCACTGCCCGACTGGAGCGTGCCATCGCCGTGCTGGCGACAGAGGTGGCCCAGCTGCGGCAGAAGGACTGGGATGTCCACGTCGTCGAGCGTGGCAACGGCCGCCACCGCCGGTTGATGGACATGCTCGGCGGGCTGACCTGAGGGAAACCTGAGGCATGCCGGTCACTCTCGACGAGACCACCTTTGACCGCCTCGTCGTCCTCCCCCAGTCTTGGGACGAGGTGGACGTCAGGGCCGGCATCGTCGCGCGGCAGTTCGAAATCGACGGGATCATCGGCCCGGCAGACTGCACCGCCATCCAATCGCTGTTTGCGGCCTGGGCTGCAGCCAAGGCCGCAGAGCCCGATGCCCTCAGCAGTGGCAGCATCGGCACCACGGTGGCATTCTCCGGCGCTGCTGCGGGCCAGACCTGGACGGAGGTGCCCTGCTGGTTCGCTTCGGCGCCGGCCACCCCAAGGGTCGGGTCGAAGTACCGATGCAGCTTCACCCTCATCGACGCGACGCAGGCTCTGGCTGCAGCACAGGTGCAGGAGGAGCGCGGCCGGGACGTCGAGCTCACCTACGGCACCTACACCCTGGCCGGCGTCACCCTCACCCTGCTGGAGCAGCCGGAGGCGTTCTCCGATGGCCCGAGCGCAGAGCCCAGCGCCGGCGGCGTGGACGTGATCCGCGGGCCGCTGGAGGTGCGTGACCTGCTGCAGATCCGCGGGTACACCGTCAGCGACACGGCATGGGGAACGATCAAGACGTGGTACCGCACCACAATCGCCGCCACTCCCGTCTCCGGTGACTGGTTCCCGGTCTCGCCGCCGACGATGACCAAGGAGCGGGTCGGTGAACAGGTGCGCTACCTGATCAACGTCGACCTGAGGCAGATGCCATGAGGATCATTGATCCCCGCGGCCGGATGGTCTGCAGCCTCGGGCCCATGCTCCCTGGCGGTGTCAGCCGCGATCATGTGAAGGATGCCTGGCTGCTCAGGCACTCTGGCGAGTTTGAGCTGATCGGCATCAAGGCCCCGCCCCGCGGCACCAGGGCAGAGCTGGCCTACGCCTGGCGCGGTGGCCTGACAAGGTTCCCGGTGCGGCTCTACGTGCTCTCAGCCAGCACCACTCCCTACGGTCGGACGACGACGGTGAAGGTGGGCTGCCGGTTCACGCTGCTGGCGAACCGGGTCGGGACTCGACCGGTGACGGCAGAGGCAGCGGCCGGCAGCTGGTATCAGGCCCTGGACGAGACGCAGAAGGAATCTGCCACGGCGAGCATCCCAGCGCAGAAGCTGCTGGAGGAATGTGCCGCGGGGCTCGGGGTGACGATCGCGCCGGGGTCGTATCAGCTGAAGGGAAACATCCTGCGGGAGAAGGTTTCAATGAGCGATGGCTACGTGAGCGTGCTGGCCGATCTGCTCAAGAGTCACTGCTGCGTTGGGTATCCGACGCCTGGCGATCAGTTGATGGTGAAGAAAATCCAACTCCGCGGCGGCGGTGGGCCCGTATTCGATAAGCGCTATATCATCGATCTGTCGCCCATCAACGGCAGTGAAGCCGGCGCAGAGACGGTGACGGTGCGGTACGACGCTGTGGTGGCGTCTGGCACTCGGGGCGATGCCATGACCTACACGGCGCCGACGGAGGCGATTGATGCCGGGGTCGGCCTGATGCCGCGGTGGCTGGGCCAGATCGGCAGCGAGTACCCGGGCAAGGGGGCTGAGAACTGATGTCACGTCCTGACTTTGACATTGACGAGACGATCTCGCCGCCGACCAGGGCGGTGGTGGCCTACAAGGCGCCGGGCGGTGGCAATGCAGAGCTGGTGGTGGGGTACGTCCCCCGTTCAGTTGTAACCACACGCTACGCCACGATCTACTACACCGACCCCGCCACCGGTGAGCAGAAGTCGTCCGAGGTGGTGGTCGAGAAGATCAGCGACAACTACTCCGTTTTGGCGGCCGTCAACCCGGCGCTGTGCAAGTCGTATCTGGAGAACGGCATCACGCCCAACGGGTTTGCTGTGTCGGTGGCGCGGACGGTCACGATCAGTGAGTACAAGATCGGCAAGGATGGACCCGAGATCCTGCGGGAGATTGCCACCGAGTACCTCTCCGAGATGGATCTCGCCGGCAAGGTCGGGATTCAGGAGTTTGTAGTCAACGGCACGCCATTGGTGCTCAACGATGCCCTGATCCCAGCAGGGATGATGGTCACGGAGTATCAGAACCGCCCAGAGGAAGGCATCGCCAAGCGGCTCACCACTCCTTACCTTTGCTGGGGTCGGATGCAGGAGGGTTCGCAGCTGGCGGCAGCACGCGCCAAGGACGTTGAGAGCGTTGATGACCTGATCGCACTCCTGGTTGAAATGTTCCAGTTCCGCTGCGACGGGACCACGGTGCAGATCACCACCAGCCGCGAGACCAAGCCGGAGACGCGGCCATCGGATCAGTCCAACACCAGGAACAACCTCAACGACGCCGGCAACGGCAGCCAGTCCGTCACTGCTGGCTTCGACTTTGGCCTGCCGCCCAACGACGGATTCACCGGCACCGATCCATCCGCCACACCACCCGCCGATCCGCTGCCCGGCACCACCTGGACGGACCTCGACGGCAACGACAGCATCTGGAACGGTGACGACTGGGTGCCGATCACGACGGATCCACCCGACCTGCCGGATATGGACGACATCTACATCGATCCGATCACCGGTGACGAATACCAGTGGGACGGAACCGACTGGATTCCCACAGACAACAACTACGGCAGCACGCCTGACTCCAACCTGGATCCCAACCCGAATGATGGAGTGCCGGGTGATGAGATCATCCTGCCCTACCCCAACGACGACGTGATCATCACGGTGCCGGATGGTGACGGCAACCTTGATGACTGGCTGGTGCCGGGCGGCGCGGATGAGCAAGCCCTGGCGTTGGCGGAACTGGAGAACGCCCTGCGCTACGGCCACGCCTACGGGGCGAACATCGTCCTAGAGGTGTGGCAGCTGCCGACAAGGCCACTGGCGCCCTACACCGTCCGTGCTGGCGGGCTGGAGGTGCAGTACCTGGCGGATGGCTGCAGCTGGGAATGGGACAGCCAGCAGCTGGTGGTCTCCTGCGATGGCATCTACGCCGGCGTGGTGGGTCGGATCAGCGGAGAGACGGTGACGCCATGGGTGCCGGCCGTGGTGGACCTCAACGCGTTGCCGGTGGTAGGGGCCCCGACGGTGAACAGCACTCCGACGCCAGCGAACACGATCCCGACGCCAACTGGGTTTGACCCGAACCAGCCAGGGGCGATCTGGAACCTGCTACCGACCAACGGCAGCGACACCTACCCACTCTCCACCACCCCGTCGTACGTGGCGGCGCCCTACACCCTGCGCGAGCGTGAGGAGCTGATCGCTCGATCGTTCATGGTTGAGCTCGAGGTGCCCTATTCCCTCGCGCCGGTGAACGAAGGAACGGAGGCGCTGCTGGGAGTGGCGGTGGTGGTGGATTCGGAAGCGGTCAGCAGCTGGCAGCCGTCGTCGCTGACGCTCTCTGCCTGGTACGACGCCAGCCAGTCCGGGGACTTCACGCTCAGCTCCGGCACCGTCAGCCAGTGGAACGATCGCAGCGGCAATGCTCGGCACCTGACGCAGGGCACTGCTGGCAGCCGTCCGGCCTATGCCTCGGCCACGCTCAACTCCCTCAACGTCGTCACGTTCGATGGAACTGATGACTTTTTGACCGGCTCAGCCCTTAGCAACTACATCAGCGCCTCAGCGTTCACGGTCTTTGCTGTAGTTCGAGTCCGCTCAGCTGGAGTTGGGTCAGGACTGGCCTACGAAAACAAAGCCATTCTGATGGACCAAGGCCAATACTTCGGCTTGGTCGCCAAAGCGCCGACTGGCGCGTCTTCAACACAAGTGCAAGGTTACAACTGGGATGGTGACGAAACAAGCGCAACTGAGATCATCGGTTCGGACAACGCCTGGACGGTTGTCACGTTCACTCATGGCGCCGGCTCGATTGCATTGGACATCAATGGCGGCACTGCAGTGACAGCCACCAGCGGAGATACCGAGTTGCTGACCGGTTCGCTGGACGTTGGGCGCAACATGCTTTCTTCCATCTTCCAAGAAATGGACGTGGCGGAGGTCGGGTTCCTCAATACTGCCGTGACGCTTGGAAACCGACAGAAGCTGCAGGGCTATGCCGCGCATAAGTGGAACCTCCAATCGCTGCTGCCCAGTGATCACCCGTACAAGGCATCGCCGCCACCGGCCTAGGGAAACCTGAGCCGTAGCCCAACGGCCCGCTGATGCCCGCTGTCATCACTCCCAAGGAACTGGAGCGCCAGGGGAAGCTCTGTTACGAGGGTTGGGGCTACAAGGTGTTCCTCGCCAATGACCCCACCAGCAGCCTCACAGAGGCCTCAACGGCCACGGCTTGGCAGGCGCTGGAGTGCTCCGGCGGCGGCTATGCAGCGCTGACGGGTGTCGTGGCGGCTGGCAGCTACAACGGCACGGCAGGCCGGTGGCAGCAGCCCACCATCGACTGGAACTTCCTCGCCTCCGGGGCTGGCTTCACGTTCACCCACCGGGCCCTGCTGCTCAGCCGACGGATCATTGCCAACCTGGCCACTGCAGGCCGGACCGGCGGCACGGCGACGATCACGACCAGTGCGCCCCATGGATTCTCGGTGGGGAACGTGGTGACAATCGCGGGCTCGGCAGAGACTGCATTCAACGGCACCTTCACCATCACGGCAGTGCCCGGATGGGATTCATTCCAGTTCGCACTGGCCGGCGCCACGATCACGCCGGCAGCGCAGACCGGGACTGCGGTGCGATCGGTGCCAGAGACCTACTTGCACAGCATCAAGGCCTACAGCCCGGCGATCACGCTGGCGGCGGGTCAATCCCGAGCGGGCACCATCTTGCTGGGCCAAGACAACGCGTGAGCCATGGGGATCTTCGTTGAGCTGGAGCCCACACCGTGGGACATCCTGGAGCGGGTCAAGAATCGAATCCTCGGCAACCGCCGCAGACGGAACCAGCGGGGCAAGGATGCGCCCAGCCCCAAGCCTCCGGCATCAACGCGGCAGATCCAGAAGGGCCCTGACCTGGGTTACAGACGACCGGAGCCCGCAGCATCGCCGACGGGCGGCAAGCTGGGGGTGGGCCTGATCCAGACCGTTTCGAGCAACACCACGGAGACGGTCTACCGGGTCTATTCCGGCAACGGCAAGTCCTACATCCAATGGGCTGAGCCAACGATTCCTAATGCACCGACTGACATTGGGCCGGCAGTGCCTGCTGAAAGCAGTCAAGTCAGCGAGCTAGGAAACCCAACCGCTCCTTATTTCAACACTGGTCCAAGCAACAGAATCAACCTATTAGGGCCCTACTCCGTTGCGTTTTCGGCCGGCCCGCTTCGCGACCCAAGGGATCCACCCTGCTATTCAGGCCCCACTGAATACTATGACTCGTTCGTGTACTGGAGTTCACAAGGATCAAGGTATTACTACGAGAAATACATCTTCGGGGTGTTCTCTGGCAACGACACCGGTGCGTGGGTCGTCCTGCCGATCTCCAAGGAAGTGTTCATCCTAGCCAGGAGAAGGCACGCCGATGTGCTGATTGATCAAAAATGGATCATGCGCCGCTATCAATCCGACCTAGAGGAAACGCTTTATACCACCTACTTTGACGGAGGTTCTAGCGGGTGTAGCGGTGATGAATCTCGCGCTTACTGGGAAGGGGTCTACACGGTCACGCAGACCGGAGCCGGTAGCCAGGCGACGCCATTCGTCTCAACTACCGAGAAGTGCTTTGTCGTTGGCCACGGCAAGATTCGAGAAATCACGATGCCAGCGGCTCTGAGTGCTCTGATGAGCGAACTCACGCCCGCAGCGACTGGCAGCGGCACGACCACTCAGAGCCAGACAGTTACGGGCAAGCCTGCCGGCCAACGCACCAATCCGTATCAGACTTTCATTGGCGGCGGGGAAACGCTCACCGTGTCGCTGAACACCAAGGTGGTGCCACCGGCCAAGGTTCTCTCTCCGTTCAAGAGCTATGGCCTGACGACCGACACCATCAGCGCCCAATCGTGGACGCCTGGCGTGTTCACGGCGATTCAGAATCCCGTCAGCTCATCAGCCAGCCCTACGACACCAGCCGCAGATCAGGCGAGCTATTCCGGGTCGGTGAGTCTGCCGAGCAAATGGATCTACAGCTGCAAAGGGCCGGTCGTCTGCGATATTGAGGCGGGCCGAATTGCGTTCTCATCGCTCACGACAACACCCCCCAGCTACTCGTCAGGATCTCTCGGTAGTGAGCTGCCCTGGCGCAACGAGGGCAAGTTGCTCAGGTCTGCACCGCCAACACCATCCGGCGGGTTCTCAAACCAGCTTCTGGTTGCCTGGGACTGGGAAAAGCCGTCCTACTGCCGCGCCAAGCTGCTGGAGCTGGGCTTCACCGCTGCGGATCTGAGCCCATGACCGCCCCCGACACCTCACCACAGCTGGAAGATCTCTTGGAGGCCGTCGCGCTGCGCCAGGCCGCCAACCGGATCGCCATGGCCAAGAGGAAGTCGAAGCCAACGGGGAACCCTGAGAAGCCCCTAACCCGGCGCGATGCCGGTGGCACATGAAAACCAAGCACTTCGAGGAGCTAATCCGAGCCCTCTACCCCACCGTCGAGCCCGGTGATGATGGCGACGGCGGCGGTGGCGGATCTGATGACGGCGGCACCGGCGACGGCGGCAGCGGTGATGACGACGGCCTGGGGGATGCCGGCAAGAAAACCCTCCAGAAGCTGCGGGCTGAGCTGAAGGCAGCAGAGCGCCGGCTCAAGGCCGTCGAAGGTCTCGATCCCAAGGTCTACCAGCAGGCCACTACCAAGGCCGAGGAGCTGGAGCGGCAGCTGCGTGAGCGGGAGGCCCTCACCGAAGCGGAGAAGCTGCGGCTGGAACAGAAGCACGGTGAGGCGGTGGCAAAGGCCATGGCCGAAGCCGAGCGAGAGCGCAGCGCTCGCCTGGAGCTCCAGACCACCACCGCCGCCCGGGAGATTTTCTCCGCCGCAAAGGGTCGCTCCGGGGGTGATGAGGAAGGCCTCACCTACTTCGAGACCTTCATGGCCGCCAAGGGCCGTCGCCACCTCCGACTGGATGAGACCTCCGGCAAGGTGTTTGTCGTCGACGCTCAAGGCGACCCCGTGCTTGACGACAAGGGCAGCCGGGTCGATCCGATCGCCTGGATGAAGGGCCTTGCCTCCACAAGCCCCGTCATCGGCGCCCTATTCCAAGGCGAGTACGGCGAAGGATCCGGCACCACCAGCAGCAACGGCGTCCGCGGTGTGCGCGGCCAGGACTTTCAGAACATGAGCAAGTCCCAGCTGTTCGACGCCAAGTGGGGCGGGTGATCTAGGGCAACAGGGAACACTGCGGGCAACCAGTGGAGCGACTCCACCGGATGCCCGCTTTTTTCATGTCCACCCGATGGAGCGATTCCACGGCAGTGCGGCAGTGACTTCCATCCTTCCGTGACACTCCCATGGCATCGCTGACCCTTTTTGAACAGGCCCGGCTCCGCACCGATCCCGGTGAGCTGGCCGTCATTGCCGAGCTCAACACCTCCGAGCTGACCCGCCTCGTCACCTGGCAGAACGTCGAAGGTGGCGCCTACGCCTATGCACAAGAGGACGAGCTGCCCGATGCGCAGTTCCGTCTGCTGGATGAGGCGCAGGACGACAGCCTCGGTCAGGTCCGCACTCAGGCCGAGATCCTGAAGGTGTTCGGCAAGGACATCAAGACCGACTCCAGCAAAATCGACCTCTACGGTCCCAAGGCCCACCGCCGCCAGGTGGAGATGGCCACCCGCGCCATTCGGATGCGGTTCGAGCACACCTTCATCAACGGCAACGCCGCTGGCTCCAACCAGCGTGAGTTTGATGGTCTGGCCACCCGCCTGAACATCGGCTCCAGCCAGGCGATCTCCAACGGCGGCAGCCTCGGCACCGGCACCGGCCTCAGCCTCGCCGCTGTGGATGAGCTGCTGGACGCTGTGGATGCTCCTGCTTCTGAGAAAGTGCTGGTGGTGCCCAAGAGCATCCGCCGCCGCTTCTGGGCCGCTGCCCGTGACTCTTCCATCGGCGGCAACATCAACTTCCGCCCCGATGAGTTCGGCAAGCAGGTCGCCTACTACGGCGAGTCCCGCATCATCGCCACGGACGTGAACAACAACCGTGAGGATGTGCAGGCCTTCAACGAGACCGGCAGCACCGCCTCCATCTACGCCGTCGCCTTCGGTGATGGTCTGGTGAGCGGCCTGCAAGGCAAGGCAAACGGTCAGTACGGCCTCAGCGTCTATGACGTGGGCGAGATGCACGTGACCCCCACGTTCCTCACCCGCATCAAGTGGCACATCTCGATCGTGATCGAGAACACCCGCGCCGCTGCCCGCCTCTACAACATCGAGAACAGCGCGATCATCGCCTGATTTCACCTCGTCCCATCGCCTGATTTCCCATGACTCGCGCTACTGGGCTCGATGCCCGCAAGGCCTACGCACTCGATCGAGAGTCTGTCCTGGTCGGCTCTGTCCGCGCCGGTGAAGGCTCCGCCGCCGAGACCCGCACCGCTGGCACTCGCCTGCTGCCGGTGAAGCTCAACACCGCCGACGTGGTGAAGTTCGTCGCCTCTGGCGGCGCCGCCAACTCCGCCGGTGGCTACATCATCAAGGCGGCCCACGTGCCCCTTGGTGGTGCCATCGGTGACGCCAACCCCACTGGCTACGCCACGGTGGGCATCATTGCCTTCAACGGCAAGAAGTCCACTGAGATCGCCGTCTCCGGCGCTCAGCTCGAGGCCCTGGTGAAGGCCGCCGCATCCCCCGCCATCACCGGCGACGTGCGTGTGACGGCGCTGAAGCTGATCCCCGGCAGCGGTGATCTGACCATCAGCAACGTGGCCCTCACCTCCAACGTGGCGACCGTGACCGTCGGCGCTCACACCCTCCAGGTGGGCGAGAGCGTGACCGTGAACAGCTCCAACGCTGTCTTCAACGGCACCTTCACCATCACCGCGGTGGATGCGACCACGATCAGCTACGCCCGCACCAACACCAACGTGGCCAGCGCTGCGGCGACCGGCACCGTCACCAACGGCGTGGCGGCCCCTGCCGGCAGCGGCAACGTGGTCCACTTCCAGCTGGCCGCCTGAGGTCAGCGCACTCTGGGCCCTGCTTCGGCGGGGCCTTCCCATTTCTGGAGACCGTGATGGCTCTGCAACTGATCAGCTTCTGCCCTGGCACGGTGCCTGAGGCGCACCCCGGGTGGGATGTGGGACTGCCGGGCCCCGCCGGTGAAGTGCTGCCGGTGGTGATCACCGATGAACCGCCCGCGCGGAAACCGCTGAAGCGGAAGCGGGCCCATGAGGCAGACGGGACGTTCCGCGCCGATGACCCTGCAACGCCGGCGGTGGATGAGGCGTGGGAGGGGAATCCTGAGGCATGACCGTCTCCACCGTCGTTCCCGCTGAGTACACGCTGGTGGTTCCGCAGCGGGCAACGCTGCGGGAGGTGATTGAGCTGCCGTTCGCCGGCACCGGCAAGACGGTGCTGGCTCAGGTGTGGAACAACGCCAAGCGGGGCACGCTCCTGTTTGAGCTGGACGTCGAGGTGCTTGAGGTTTCGCCGCTGCTCACCGTGGCGATCTCGGCTGACTGGACGACGACCCGAGAGGTGCGGAAAGGCGGCGTCTGGGATCTGCTGGTGGTGAACGCCGATGGCACCCGCGATCACTGGCTGTCGGGCCCGGCGGAGCTTGATGAGCGGGTGACGGAGGTCGAAGCGTGACCGAGCCCGTCATCAATCTTGCCGGTGTGATCCGGCCCACGGTCACGGTCACGCGCGATGGCGGGGTCAAGACCGTCCGGGTGCTGGTGCCTGGGCCGCAGGGCCTGAGCGCCTACGACGTGGCGGTGGCCGAGGGGTTCAGCGGCACCGAGGCCGAATGGCTGGCCAGCCTGCGGGGCGAGCCCGGAGAGCCTGGCCTGCCCCGTGCCATCACCGTGCCCTACCCACGGCCCGGGGACGCCTTCACGATCTTCTACACCGAGGAGCCGGTAACCCTGGCCCAGGTGCGCGGTCTGGTCCGTGGCGACTCCCCCAGCGTGGCGGTCGAGCTTCGGTATGCCGCTGATCGCTCCGCTGCGGGAACACTGGCTACAGCACCGATCACCCTCACCAACAGCACCACCGGCCAGGCGGTCACGGTCCAGAACATGCCGATCCCTGCCGGGCGGTTCGTGTGGCTCGTCGTCACCGACGTAACTGGAACCGTCGAGGAGGTGAGTATGACGCTCGCCACCTAGTTCTATCCCAACTCCACCCACCTGACAGAACAATGGCTATCCAGCACTCCACTGTTACCCGCAATCGGTTCCGCGATGCCTACGTGGCAGCGTTCCCCGCTGGCGCCTCCCTGGTGATCCGCACCGGTTCCCCCGCTGGCGTGGGTAGTGCTGCTGGTGGCAGCGCCCTGGCGACGATCACGCTGCCCACAACCCCGCTCACCAGCGGTTCCGGCCAGGTGACGCTGAACGGCAGCTGGACCGTTGCGGCATCCGGCACCGGCACCGCCGGCCACTACCGGCTGACGAACGGCACCGACATTGAGGAGGGGACCATCACCGCCACGGGAGGCGGCGGCGACCTGACCCTCGACAACGTGAGCATCGCCTCAGGCCAGACCGTGACCGTGACCAGCTGGACCCGCACCATGCCGGCGGCTTGATCCATGGCGATCACCAGCTTTGAGCAGCTGATTGGGGCGTACAAACAGCACGTCCAAATCAGCAAGACGGCGGCCGTGACCACCACGGCCGGCAACTGGGCCACGACGTTTGCCGCGGCTGGGTTCCCTGGCGCCGGGGCGGCGCCGGCCAACACCACCACCGGCCTGGTGCCCACGGACGCCACCACCGGCTTTCCGGTGATCCAGAACTTCCAGGGCAGCAACAAGGGCTACCTGTCGCGGGTGGAGGCGTTCTCGCCGGTCAACCAGACCCTGGCCCTGTTCGACCTGCTGTTCTGGGCTGGCCCGACCACCATCCCCACCAGCGGCACAACCACGATCACCCTCGGCTCACAGCCCAGCTTTTCTGGCCGCCTGCCGTTTCGCTCTGACGGAACCACCCCGGCATGGGAAGAGGTAGAGATGTGGGTGTGGCTGAGCACTGCCGGCTCGGCCCATGCTCACACGTTCCAGATGAGCTATCGGGACCAGGACAACAACACGGCCGAAAGCAGCGCCACGGTCAGCACCAACGGCGTTGCCGTCAACCGCGTCCTGCGGGTGCCATGGAACGCGGGCGATTATGGCGCCCAGCTGATGAATGGCTACCTCGTCAACGGTGCCACCAGCGCCACAGGCGCCGTGACGGCTATGTTCCTGCGGCGCCTTTGGGCCGGCCGGGTGGAAGCCAACACCTACAAGACTTGGGGCCCAGACATGACCGGCCTAGCCCAGGTATTTGACAACTCGGCGCTCATGCTGATGTGCCTGCCTGAGTCAACGTCCACATCCACTCCCAGCGTTGTCATTGAGATTGCGGAGGGCTGAACTGTGGCGATCACCAGCTTCGAGCAGCTGATCGGAGCACGGAAGCATCAGATCCAGTTCAGCAAGGTGGTCAGCCCGCCCGGCACGCTCTCTACAAGCCTCGCCATCGCGGGGTTCCCTGCCGCTGGGGCGCCGCCTGGCAACACCACCACCGGAGTTGTGCCAACGGATGCCACCACGGGGTTCCCTGCGATTGACGCCTTTCAGGGATCAAACAGGGGCTACCTCTCGCGGGTCGAAGCAATGTCAGACCTGCCCGTGTCGCTAGTGCTGTTCGATGTGCTGTTCTGGGCTGGCGCTACAGCGATTCCCAATGCAAGCTCAACGCCGGTAACGCTTGGCTCGCAACCGGACTTCTCCGGCCGCCTGCCGCTGCGCAGCGATGGCGTCACGCCGGCCTGGGAGGAGGTCGAGATGTGGGTCTGGCAGAACAGCGCCACGGTCGCCACCGGCAGCGTGACCATCAACTACCGGGACCAGGACAACAATGCCGTGGAAACCAGCGCCGCTGTAACCGTGCCGAACAGCAACGCAGGCCAGCTGCTCCGGGTGCCCTGGAACGCCGGGGACTATGGCGCTCGGTTGATGGACGGCTACACGGTCACCGCGGGCGGCAACCCCGGCGGCCAGGTGACGCCCATGTTCTTGCGGCGCATCTGGGGCGCTCGGGTGGAGGCGAAGACGCCCACGATCTTCGGGCCTGAACTGACTGGACTACCCCGGGTGTTCGACACCTCGGCATTGATGCTGGCGGGCTTCTTTGGATCGCTCGCAACCAACCACACCATCAACCTGATGGCTGAGATAGCGGAGGGCTAACCCGTGGCACGTCGCGTATTCCGCTGGGGCAAGACGTCCTCGATCTCGGCGGCACTGAGCGCCCGCCGCAGCAGCATCCTGCGGGCAATCGCGTTCGACGGCCTGATCGGTGTCTCGCCGGTTGTCGGCACCAGTTCGGCCACGCTCTCGATCAGCGGCTCTGCCGATGGCACGGTTGGTGGACTGGGCGCCATCACTGGCACCAGCTCGGCCACCCTCGCGCTGAGCGGTGACGCGGCCGGCAATGTCTCTGTAGCAGGCACCAGTTCCGCGACATTCGGGCTGGGCGGCTCAGCGGACGGCGATGTGGCAGTCGCCGGAGCCAGCGCGGGCACGCTCGCCCTAGGCGGTAGCGCGGCCGGCGGCGTGGCCGTGGTTGGCGCCAGCTCGGGCGCCCTGGCCCTGGCCGGCTCTGCGGCCGGCACCGTGGCCGTCAGCGGCACCAGCAGCAGCACCCTGGCCTTGGCCGGCACGGCGGCGGGCACCGTGTCCGTTTCCGGCGCCAGTGCCGGGGCCCTCGCTCTGGGCGGCACCGCGGCTGGTGCAGTGGCGCTGGTGGGTGCCAGCACCCAGACCCTGGCAATCACCGGCACGGCAACGGCCGCTGTCACTGTCAACGGCGCTAGCGATCAAACGCTGGCACTGACGGGCAGCGCAGCAGGCACGGTCAGCGGCGCGGCCTCGATCACCGGCGACAGCTCTGCGACCCTTGCCTTAGGAGCCTCCAGCGCCGCGGGAGCGGTGGCGGTCGCTGGCGCCAGTAGCCAAGCCCTGGCCCTCACGGGCAGCGCGGCCGGGGCCGTGGCGGTGGCGGGCGCCAGTTCCGGGTCGCTGAGCCTGGGCGGCAGCGCGGCCGGTGCGGTGCTGGTGACTGGCGCAAGCTCTGGCGCGCTGAGCCTGACGGGCACAGCCGCCGGCACGGTTCGAGTCAGTGGCGCCAGCAGCCAGGCTCTAACCCTGAACGGCAGCGCGGCTGGGGCTGTGGCCGTGACTGGCTCCAGCACCGCCACGCTCGCGCTGTCCGGCTCGGCGGCTGGCGCTGTTGCCGTGGCCGGAGCCAGTTCCAGCACGCTCAGCCTGGGCGGCACCGCCACCGGGGCAGTTGACGTCAGCGGCACCAGCAACCAGGCCCTTGGCCTGACTAGCAGCGCAGCCGGCGCGGTGGCCGTGGTCGGTTCCAGTTCGGCCTCCCTCAGCCTCAGCGGCACAGCGACCGGCACGGTCAGCAGTGGGCTGATCCAGGGCGCCAGTAGCCAGTCCCTAGCGCTCAGCGGTGCGGCGGCCGGTGCGGTCGGGATCGCAGGGACCTCCAGCCAGTCCCTGGCGCTGCCGGGCAGTGCCACTGGTGCAGTGGCGGTGGTCGGCGCCAGCTCCGGGATCCTGAGCCTGACCGGCAGCGCTTCGGGATCTGTCCGCGTCACCGGCAGCAGCAGCCAAGCCCTGGCGATCACGGGCACGGCGGCCGGCACGGTTCAGGTCAGCGGGGCCAGCAGTCAGATTCTGGACTTGGGCGGCTCCGCTGCTGGCGCTGCGGCCGTCGCGGGCACCAGCGCTGCTGCGCTGTCGCTGACTGGCACCGCCACCGGGGCGGCCCCGGTCCAAGGGGCCAGCACGGCCGACCTGCCCATGGGCGGATCTGCTGCCGGCGTGGTGGCCATCACGGGCAGCAGCTCTGGCGTGCTCGGGATCGGCGGCAGTGCTAGCGGCAGCGTCACTGCTCTTGCGATCCAGGGCACCAGCTCGGTCACGCTCTCAATCGGGGGGGCCGCTGCCGGCGCAGTGGTGGTGGCTGGTGGCGCTGTTGTTGGCCTGTCGCTCGGTGGAAGCGCCACCGCCGGGGTGATGGTCGCCGGCAACTCAATCGTTCCGTTGTCGCTCAGCGGGACCGCCAGCGGTCAAGTGATCCGTCGCCGCTTCGTGGTGCTGTTCGCCTGATCCAGAGCGTGTCGGGAACCCTGCCATAGCACTGCCGCCGCAGGACCATGGCCAGCGTCTCGCCCACGTTCAATGGGCTCACACCGATCGGCATCATCATCGTCGGCGCCGCGGCGTCACTGGCCATCTCCGGTGCGGTGCGCGTTGGTCTGTGCGAGCTCCGGGCAACCGGTGCTGATCAATGCCAACCGGCGTGGGACTCCCTCGCCGCTGACCTCCGGGCTTCGGGGCTGGGCATCGGCGGCCTCTTGGCCCAGTCGCCCGTGGCGGCGCTGCTGGAGACCACCACTGGCCGCGGGCGCCGTCGGGCCCCCAACGGCCGCTTCACCCGTTGATCACGAACCCCAGCCGCTGCATCTGCTCGGCGTGCCCGGCGCGGATCTCGTCCACGTAGGGCTCCAGCAGTTCCGGCGCGGTGTCGCCGACGGACATGATCTCCGGATCGCGGCCGGCGCTGGTCCGGAACTCCCCGCGGTCGTTACCCTCCGCCAGGTAGCCGCAGAAGCCGTAGAGCCGCTCCTGGCTGTAGAACCCTGAGCCGCCTTCGATCAGCTCAAACCGGAAACCCCACCGCAGTTCCGGATGGTTCTCGAACTGGATCAGCGCAGCCTCAGCCCAGGCAATCACGACGGGCAGTGCCATGGCGGCGGCGCGGTTGCCAGCAGGGTTCCCCGGGCGGGAACCATGAGGCATCGCGATCCACTGCTCCGTGTCTCCACCTGACGAAACAGCCCTGGTCAACTGGAGCGTGGTGCTGACCAACGTCTCGGGCCTGCTGATCGGCTCCAGCATCCTCGGCATCCTCGGAGGTGTCGGCTACATGGCCTTCACGCTCCCGCAGAGCCAGGCGCAGATCATCAGGAACCAGGAACTGGCACGATCAGAGCTCACACGCATCGGCCAGCGGGTGGACCTCCTCGAGAAGTCCGACACACGGCAGGAGCGCGACATCCTCCGTCTTCAGCTGAACAAATGACGGCCCGCCAGTGGTGGAAGGCCACGGCGATGATCCCGGGCACGGTCGCCGCGGTTGCCCTGGTGCTGCTGCGCGATCCGCTGCTGTTGCCCCATCTCGGCGGCGTGCTGCGCAAGGTCGGGCCGTGCGTTGGGACGTGCTCGCCGCAGCAGATGGACCGGTGTCTCGGGCGGGCGCTTTGTCAGCTGCAGGGCCATCCGGCGACGACGCAGCAGCGGCAGTTGATGGCCGGCGTGGCGATGCCGTTGCGGCGTGCGTTGCGGGAACCCTGAGGCCAGTTGGATCGGGTCATGGCGTTCGCGACGGTGCGCGGTGCGGCGGAGGAAGCTGCGAAGCGGGGGAAGCTCACACCGCATCAGCTGGCGGCCCTCACGGCACTCGACCAGTCGCTGACAGATGAGCAGCGGCGCCTGTTCACCGAGGCGTGGCGCAGTGAAGGGAGCCCGGCGGCGGCCCCGGCCCCGAACCCCTTTGCCGCGGTAAAGCCTCTCCTGGATCTGATCGCGGCCGGGGAGGGCGACTACGACAGCGTGAACCGCGGTAAGGCTGGCGACACGCCGGCAGGGTGGCCCGGTCTTGAGCGGTTGACGATCGGCGCGGTGCAGAAGCTGCAGTCCGAGGGGACTCTTTTTGCGGTCGGCCGCTACCAGTTCATTCCGGCGACCCTGCGCATGGCCGTGGAGGCCGCCGGGTTCCGATCCTCCGACGTGTTCAGCCCCGAGACGCAGGACTGGCTGGCGGTAGCTCTGCTGCTGGGCGGCAAGCGGCCCCTGTTGAGGGACTACCTGCAGGGGAAAGACGTGAGCCTGGAAGCTGCCCAAGAGCAGCTTGCGCTGGAATGGGCCTCGATTCCAATGGCCAACGGCAAGGGCGCCTACGACGGCGACTCGGCCGGCAACAAGGCCACGGCGAAGGTCGCCAAGGTGCAAAGCGCGCTCAAGGCAGCCCGGGCTGGGATGGCCGGGCGGACGTTGCCCCAGCTCCGACTGCCGGCGCAGCAGCCAGTCCAGCGGCCGCTGCCGGTGCGGTACTTCCGCCAGACCGATTCCGCCCTCGCCGGCGCGCACGACAGCAGCGCTGCAGACGAGATGTGCTTCTCCAGCACCTGCGCAATGCTCGCGGAGTTCCTCAAGCCCGGCAGCTTCCCCGGGCCGCAGGGGGATGATGCCTACCTGAAGAAGCTGCGGGCAATGGGTGGCTCGACCACGGATCCGCAGGCCCACGTGAAGCTGCTCAACAGCATGGGCATCGCGGCGCGGTTCATCACCAACGGCGACTGGAGCACGATGGAGCGCCAGCTGGCGGCGGGGATCCCGGTGCCGGTGGGCTGGCTTCACCACGGGCCTGCATCACGGCCGACTGGGGGCGGGCACTGGAGTCTGGCGGTGGACCTCACCAAAGACTTAGTGGTGATGCACGACGCGAACGGCGAGGCGGATCTTGTGAACGGCGGCTACCTGGCGAACCTGGACGGGAAGGGGCAGCGGTACTCGCGGAAGAACTGGGGGCCGCGCTGGCTGGTGGACGGGCCCAAGAGCGGGTGGATGCTGCAGGTCAGCCGGTGATCAGAAGGGGCAGCGGCCGCTGAGTTCCAGGGCCGCCTGCCAGCTCTCCCACGCATCGCGCCAGGTGTGCGCCCATCGAGGGCTGGCAAGGACCGCGGCGTAGCGGGCCCTGGCGCAGCGGGCGACGTTCTCCCAGTCGGCGCGGGTCATGCTGGTCGGCTCCTGAACCCCAGCTGTTCCCGATACCAGTCGGGCGGCAGCTGGATGCCGCGGGCAACGGCAAGCTGCTGGAACATGGCCTCGGCCTGCCACGGCTGCGGATGGGTGACGCTGTAGCCCAGCGCCTCCACCCGATACTGCCGCTGCCCGTCGGGCCCCTCAATCACGGTGATCGTCGGGTACTCCATGGTCAGTTCACCGCCCGAGTAGCCCGCTTGGTGACCACCGGCCGGGCGAGCTTGTCCAGCCCGGCGGCGAACTGGAACAGGAGGCGGTTGTCGTAGACCTCCGGGGTGCGTGCGGCCAGGAGACGGGCCTCATCGGCGATCTCCTGGAGCACGGCGGCCACCCCTGAGTGTGTGGAGGTGGCGTAGCCAGCCGCGTCGTTGCAGCGGTTGGCGTGGATCTGGGCCAAGGCGTCAAGGTCCATGGCTCAGGGTTCCCGAGGTGGCAGCCGCATGAGCTCCGCGATCCGGCCCGGGACGAGGTGCTCCGAGTGGACCGTCGAGGTGCGGCCGTTGACGATGACGCGGATGGCTCCATCCGGCAGGCGGATCACCTGGGGGTCAGCCATGGCGGAGCCTGAGGAGGGTGGTGATCAGCTGCAGGGTTTGCAGCACCACGGTGGCCGCCAGCAGCTGATGCAGCCGGCGGAGGTGAGCGACCGGCACCAGCCGCACGGGCGCGCCGCGGTCAAGGCGGGGGAGTTGCGGGCGGGTCATCGGGTCAGCTCCTTCTCGATGTGGTCGGCGGCCCAGGGAAAACGGGTATATCGCAACCAGGCGGCAACAGCGCGGATGGCTGCCCGGGGCTCCTGCACGACGCTGGTGGAGTCGATCGCGTGGCGCACTGACTCCACCAGGCCGGTGGGCTGCGCCTGCAAACTCCTAATTTGGCCAGGATTTGGCGATGGTTTGGAGTTGGCTTCCAGATCATGGATCCGGTCAAGCAGTTCCACAAGGAAGCGATCAGTCACGGAGCCGTCTCGGGCCCGCTTTCTCACTCCTTCCCACTGCAAAGGTGTGGCATGGTTTGGATGGGTCATGGCTGACAGTTGCGGTGCTGACGTGAGAAGGCGCGTGTCTGGCGCACAGCGGCGGAGATCGGCGCAGGAAGGGTGAATGGTGCGGTGTCGTTGCAGTGAAGGCAGCGCAGGACCGGTGGCTGAACGGAGTAGTCCAGGACGCAGTGATCAGCCATCGGCCCAAGCCACAACGGCATCAATGAGCCGGTCGGCCAGCTCGATGTTGCCCACAGTGCGGCGGCTGTGGCAGCGAGCAATGTTCAGGATCCGCTCAAACCTGCCCCGCAGCTCCGGTAGCCGCTCAACCAGCGAGGACTGGTCATGCTCCCTGCTCAACACCTCCAGCACGGCGTTGCAAGCGTCCTTCCAGCCGTCGTCGTAGTCCTCGAAGTCCTTGTGGTCGTCCGGGTCGTCGCGCAGGGCCTCGATGCAGCCCTGCAGCTTGGCGATGGAGTGCCCGGTCATGCCACCCCCTCCACCAGCCGCTCATACCAACCCGGCAGCTGCAGCGGCACCGGCGCGGAGTCGTACCCGGGCCAGTAGTCCAGCTCCTGGGCGGTGGTGACGAGATCTAGTCCACGGCGGTAGAGCAGCCTGCCGGTGAGGCGCTGTTCCTCGGTGAGGTGGTAGCGGCCGATCAGGAACGGGTAGGCCTTCTCGATCGCGACGAACTCGAACACCACCGGCACGTCAGCCAGGTCGGCGCCCAGCAGATCCGCGATGGCACCGCGGCAGTGGTCCACGGCATCGGCGTAGAACGCGCCTTGGATGAGGTAGCCGAAGCTGGCGGCGGACTTCCCGAACGGCTCGGGCCCGGCGTCTGCGGCCGACTTGGGGTCCAGCACCCGGAGCTCGGAGCCGTTGAACCGCAGCGCATCGAGCCGCACCTTGCACCGGTGACCGGTGGCGTCGTCGAACCACGTCAGCGTGAGTTCGTTCAGCTGCCGGTGCTCCGGCGTGAACAGCGGCGCCAGGCCCGGGTGCGCCAGGACGGCATCACGCATGGCGAGGGCCATGTCGTAGTCGCCGGGGGCGAGGACCGTGGCGCCGGCGGTGCGGGCGTCAAAGGCGTCCCACCAGGCCTTGCGGGCCTGGGCATCTTCCCAGGCGTCGCGGGCCTTGGTGCCGGGCTTGGAGCTCTCGCCGCTGGTCAGCTGGGTCTCGGTGGGCCGCTTCGGCGCATCGGGCGGGACGGCGGTGAACTGGCGCTCCCAGTCCTCGGGCTCGAGGAGCATCGCGTGGAAGGCGCTGCCGATGAGAAACTGAGGGCTGGAGAGTTGCGGCGGCCGGTTGGGGTCGCGGTAGGCGGCCCATGCGTGCGCCGGCGTCCGGGTGACGGCCAGCTTCAGCAGGGAAGCGTTCCAGGCGGCGAGGTCGTCGTAGGCCTCGCGGGGGAGCAGCGGGAGCGCCTGGGGGTCGTCGGTGAGTTCAAGCGCCGCCAGCACGCTGCCAACGCTGTAGACGCCTTCCTCATCGCAGTGGACAAGGCTTGAGCGATCAGTCGGTGCGAGTGTCGCTGTCATGGTCAGAACCGGGCGCAGGCCCGGGCGGTCGGGGAGTAGGTGGAGCAGGACGCCTCCAGCTGCCGCTCAGAGCGGCCGGAGAGCGCCAGCACTGCCAGGGTCACGGTCAGGACTGCGACCGTCAGCAGGCGATCAGAGACGGAGAGCGAGTTCACGGGGCAACAGGTCGGGATAGTGCTCGGGCCGCGGGCTCAGGGGCACCCGCCGTCCGGCGATGATCAGGTACTCACGGCCGCCGGCGGTGATCCGCTGCGGCTGTGGGTTAAGGCTACCGCTGGTCTGGGTCACGATCAAGAGTGCAAGAGGTCACGAAAACGGCCCGGTGCGCGGCAACGCTGCCGGCGTGAGGCCTTGGCGAGTCTGGCGAGGTTGTCCACCGCCAGCTGGCGGGTCCACTGCAGGTCGGTGACGATCTGCTCGGGGGACATGTTCGGCGCGCAGAGCACGCTGGAGCCCTCGCGGTGTTTGGCGAGGTACTGGTCGATCTGGTCGATCGCACGCTGCCACTCGCCGTGGCGGATGCGGTCCATGACCTGCTCCTGCAGCTGGCCGGCGTTGGTGAGGATCTGCGGCCTGACGCCAAGATCCGTGGTGCCGTCGGCGCGGCGATACCAGCCGACGCGGCCGATTCCGTTCGCCGGCTGCAGCCGCTCGATCTGGAGCGTTGCGGCGAACTCCGCCGGGCACCGGAGCCAGAGGTGTTCGGTGCGCTGCGGCGGCTTGTGGCTGTCCAGCGGCTCGGAGAAGGTCCAGGGCCAGAGCTTGACGGCCCGGATGCAGAGGTCCACGTCGCCATTGGAGCGGTGCTGCCAGGTGTCGACGAGGCCGTTCCAGCGGACCCAGTGGCCTTCGAGGGGGAGGAGTTCAGTGCGGGTCATGGGGCATCCCCCGTACCGGAGCATCGAGAACACCGCTGGTAGGTGGTCCCTTCCTTGTTGAAGCCGGTCACAACCCGGCCATCACCTTTGCAGTTCCAGCAACGGCCAGTGGAATCCTCAAAAGCCGCCGCTGTTGCTTCCATCTCAGGCTTGGCAACCACAACGCGATCTCCTGGCCCTTTGCGACGCGGCCTGCCCTTGCGTGGGCCAGACCGATACGTGCCATCAGGAATAGACCCGGTGACAAGTGAGTCCTCGCCTACGGATTCCCATCTGTACGCGCTCCAGCCTTCAATCCCAACCTTGCGTTCCGCAATCTCCATAACGTCTTTGATGGAGAACTGAAATCCGCTCATGATCCAATCTCCTTCTTGGGCGGAACCTTCTGCAGCTGCTGATACCCCGCCACATGCCCCAGGTTGGGGGTGGTGAGGATGCGGCCGTCGGGCATCTGGGCCACCCACCACGGGCGGCCGGTGGCGTTGGCGCAATCCTGCGCGCGCTGAAGGAGGTCAGTCATCGAACCCGGGCAGCGTGTCGGGTGCGATCGGCGTCTCCGGCTGGGGCTCGCTGAGGAGCTCCTGGATCCGCTCGGGGGAAACCAGCTGGGCACCCTGCCGGCTCTTGCCCTCACCCCAGGCGGCGACGGCATTGTCGTCGCCAAGGGCCTTCATCACGCTGGAGAAGGCGTCGGCCGGGATCTGGCTCAGGTCGGGCACTTGGAGGGCGCTGCAGACCTCGGTGACGAACGCCTCAGCGCCGACGGCACCAAGACGCTTCTCCATGGCGCCGATCACGGTCTCCAGCTGCTCCTGGCTGATCGGTGCCGGCGGGGCTGCAGGGGCAGGCTCGGGCTCGGCCACCACAGTCACGGTCTCCACCGCCTCAGCGGCAGGGGCGGGGGCTTCCTGGGGCAGGAGGTGATCAATGCCCGTCTCCTGCTTCAGGCCAGCATCCGCGGCATCGTCAGCAGCAACGGCCCGGGCGAGCTCGATGCTGATCGGCAGCCACTTGAACAGGCGCTTGGTGACCTTCGCCAGCGCCATCGCCTCGTAGTCCGTCACCCAGGGCCCGCTGGAGCCGCTCTTCGAGCGCTTGCGGATCCCTTCGATCTCGGCGCGGCTCATCACCACGAACTGCGGACGGTCGCTGTCCCGAAGGTGCGCCACCGCATAGGCGAACGTCAGCCGCTTCGGGTCCGTCCGGTCCGCGTTGTTCCAGTCCGGCGTGTGGCTGAGATCGCTGTGAAGGCCGAACTGGCAGTGGAACTCATCGCCCTCGTAGACCGCCCGGGCCTCGATGCTCGCCACCTGGCCGGAGCGCATCGCGAGGTCGATCATCCCGCGGTAGCCCAGCTGAAACTGGACCTCGCGGCCGTAGGGCACCAGGTAGGACTGCCCGAGGCTGCCGCCGATCTCCAGACCCAGCTGCGCGCACTGGAACAATGCGCCGAGGAGGCTGGCCTGGCTGCACTCGGCCAGCTTGGGGTTGCGGCGGATCTCCGTGAGGGCGATCCGGAGCAGGCGGTCGGGGTCCAAGTGCTTCGGCAGTGCCAGGGCGATCTGCTCCTTGATCGCCGGCGTGCGGAGCAGTGCTTCGATCGTGCCGCCCTGGGTGGTGCCGCTGCTGCGCTGCAGGCCGCCGGATGCCTGCCGGGTCTGAACCTGTTGGATGGCGCCGTTCCGGGACGGCGCGGGGGCTGTTCGGGCCATTGGCTGTGGGTTGGTCGGGAAAAGTTGCGGGAATCCCTGATCGGGATTGCGACCAGCCTAGTCCGGATCGCGACCGTGTGGCAAGCTGGCGGCGGCTACTGCCCCCGATACAAACCGACACAAATGGGGGGGGGGGCTACGGGCCGCCTTCAAGTTGCCTTAATGTTCCGCGACTCACAATCTGACCGTGATCCTTATCCCTGAGAACGCACAAGAACGGACACTCCTCTACCGCTCCATTCCGGGTATTCGCTACCTCTTGGGGGGCACGATCCCCCTCCACCTTCAGGCTTCAGACGGCACCCTGGTCGACGCCGATGCCGTCTACGACCTATTCCGCCGTGGCTGCGGCCAGCAGTGGGGGGAACTCAGTCCCGTCGCCGCCGTCGAGGGTCTGGGCCATGGCGCGCAGATCAACCAGCTCCGTGGCCAGGTCGTCCACCCCGTAGGTGTCCAGGCCGCAGACGACCAGCTTGAGCTTGCTCAGCCGGTCCGGAGCCTTTGACGGGTAGGCGGCCAGCAGTTCCGGCAGCCCATCGGCCAGCAGCTTGCCTCGATCGGCGCACCACTGCTGGCAGTACCGGCTCAGCCAGCGGCTCAGGCTGGCGGCACCCTCGGCCGTCGGTTGCAGTTCCAGCCCTGCGGGCTGCAGCCGACCCAGCCAGACCATGAGGAAGTCCCCGGCATTGAGCGGGCAGTCGGTGACCGGGTGCGCCAACCAGAACGGCCCATCCTCGGGCTCCCACGGCTTGACGGGCGGCTTGCCCAGCTGCCGGTCACGCATCGCCGCCGCGTCGCCGCGGTCACAACCGGAGTACCAGGCCAGCGCCAGATTCAGCTGCCCCAGTTGGTCGAAAATCTTGGGCCCGGGCCGCATGAACTGGCCGTTGCGCAGCATGCTGATCTGGCTGCCGGACAGCCATGAAGCCTGGTCTGGTGCTGCCCAGGCGGCCAGCTTCTCAAGTAGGTCGTTGCTGCAGCCGTTGCGGGCAATCAGCTGTCTGAATGCGCGGGTGAACGTGGCGAGGCCCTGCTGTAGACGCTGCTCAGGGATGCTCAGCTGATCGGAGTTCTCCATAGGTTTCAGCCTGGAGCGCCTCGTCATTCTCAGCTAGTTCGGTTTGAATGGTGATTGCCGATCCCGATCAGATCGGCCGCAATCACGATACCGCATGAAAAAGGGGCCGCATTGGCCCCTGAATCCCGACCGTCGAAGCGTTGCAGGCCCGACGGGATCATCATAATCCCGACCCGGACCGTCAGGCAGCCGGCACCAGAGTGAGGCGTCCGCGGCCGACGTGGATCTCCACCGCCTGGCCCTCGGTGACGCCGATCTGCTCGAGATAGCGGCCGTTGATGACGGCATTACCCGAGCCCTTGAGAGCGGTGACCCGATAGCTCAGGGGCTTGCCACGACCCACAGGCTTGGCGGGGCCTGCAGCCAGCGTGCCCTGAGCCTGGAGCAGCGCTTCGTAGAACCCGGTGAAGTTCACACGCTCGCCGCCATCAGATTTGAGGCTGACGTAGCCGGTCTCCCGTGCCAGTCGGGTTTTGTTGGCACCCTCAGCCTTGAGAGCCTCGACCTTCGCCAACAGCTCTTCTCCAGTCAACGCAGCCATGCAGAACGCAGCAAACACCGGTCATGATAACGACCCAGACCGTGCCCATTTTCAGTCTCGCTACCTTGACGTGTTGACGTTGAGGCTATGGCGTGAAGATCGACCTGGACCTGTCGGTGCTGGCCGAGTGCGCCGAGAAGGCGTTCGAGACGCTGGACAACATTGAGGCCGGCCGCGGGGCTGACGGGGTGGGCCACGGCCGGCTCAAGCCGCCCAGTGAGTCAATCCTGGAACAGGACGGGGAGGTGGCGCAGTGATCCGGGCGGTGCTCTTGGTGGCCGGACTGGCGGCCATCGTTCCAGCTGCAGCGGCTGGGACCAACGAACGGGAGTGGAAGGCGGCGCTGGAAACCCAGATCCGTGGCGGTGCTCCCGCCAACGACATCTGCATCAAGGCCCAGTCGGCTGCAGCGGTGTCCAATGAGGCACCCTTCATCGAGTACGCCCTGGACGTGGCGCGTCGCTACTGCGAGCCAGGGAAGATCGGAGACAAGCAGCCGGCGACGCCTGCTCAAGGGCCGGTCGTCGTCAATGGGCGATGGATCCCGGTCTGCAGCCACGGCAGCTTGTGCCTGTGGCACCTTCGGGAGGCAATGCGCCAGCCGGTGAAATGAGAGTCAGGCCCCGCTGCTCAACGCCGCGGGGCCCATGGCCTCAGCCCTGCCTCAGCAGCTTCTGCTGTGCGGTGGCCACTGCCAGCTGGGCAAACTCCAGGGATCCGGAGAGGTCGTGCAACCAGGACCAGGTCTGCTGGCGGTTGCTGTGATGGGTCTGGAGGCCAGCGTCCACCGCCTCCATCGCGAGGTGGCGGAGCAGGTAGGCCGATGCCCCCAGCGCCCGGGTCAGTCCCTCGGTAGGGGCCTCCCGAGTGCGGAGGATCATCAAGATCGTCCGCGCCTGGCGCTCTTCCTCTGAGATCAAATCCCAGTGATGCCAGTAGTGGGGCGGCAGGACGTTCTCACCATCGAGCTTGTGGAGCTCATAGGCGGACTTCCGCTGGCGGGGCTTCGGCGCCGGGGCCGGCTTGGGCTCCGGTGCGCCGAGCTGCTCCAGCAGCCAGCCGTCCATCCACACGGCGAACGCCGGCCGGCACCAGCGGGCGAGGTCAACCGCCAGGCGGGGATGCACCCAGGTGCCGCGGAGGTGGTTCGGGCCCGTGGTGATCACCTGGATGAGGTCACCGCGATTTTGCGGTGACCCAAGAGCCCGCTCCAGCGCTGCGATGTATTCGCCGGTCCGGGCTGCCCGTGCGTAGGTGAACCACTCACGGCCGGTCGCCTGGCACATGGCCGTCGCGTTGACGAACCCGTCGCCGCGGCGCCGCTGGATCGCGTGGCCTTCCCACTGCCGAACCTCCAGCGCAGCGGACGGCGCTTGCTGGCGGGCCTGCTGCGCCTCGGTGCGGCACCGGTGGCCGCAGTACCGGGTGAGGTGGTGGTTGGGGTTGAAGCTCATGCCGCACTGGCGGCAGGTGGTGATGGCGCCCATGGATCAGGCCTCCGTCACGGAGATGGTCACGCCGCGAAACTCCGGCCGGTCCTGGATCTCGGCGATCGCCGCTTCCAGTTCCTCCCGGGTCTCAAACGTCACCGGGAAACCGAGTTCCCACATCAGCCGCTCGTAGCGGTTGGCAAAAGGGGATCCGCCGGGCACGCCGGCAGGTGGGCACATGGTGCTCATGAGTAGCTCCCGCTCAAGGCGGGCCTGTAGATCCCTCGGCGTCGCCACCGAGTGACTCAATGCTGATCACACGCGCCGCGATCTGTCAACCATGTTTCAACCGGGCCTCCGATGAGGTTTCAGGAGGCGTCTACAGGCACCCCCACCCCTGCGCTTCTTCCCAGTCAGGGACTGGTGTTTTATCCGCGCCGACCCGGCCCAATCAGGCTACTGGAGGTTCCTTGATTGGGGGTCGTGGTCGGGATCGCGATTACCGGCAGTCGCTGCACATCTGTGGGTAGTGCAGGTACGCCGGTGGAGGGGGCCGAAGCCCCCCCGTGGCATCAGGCCGCCACCTCCTGCAGCCGGCGCCGCAGGGTCGTCCGGGCAATGCCCAGCTGCCTGGCGGCGGCCCGGATGCTGGTCCCCTGGGCGATGAGCACCAGGGCTGTAGCGATCGGGTCGGCCAGCGTGGTCGGCGCTTCAGGAGCCGGGGCTACAGCCGGACCCAGCAGGGCCAGCGGTGCCGGCGCCGGGGGCAGCAGCAGCACCACCCGGGCGGGCTCAGCATCAGGCGCCTCGGGGCGAACCCAGAGCCCAGCCCACCGCGGCGCCAGCCAGTCGTTGGCGCGATGCACCACAGTGCCGAGCGCACGACCCAGCTCGTAGGTGAGCACCATCAGGGCCAGCAGCCCGTGGCCGACGATCGTGGCCACCTCAGCCCAGTCGATCTGCTCAACCACTGCCTGGACCTTCGGCGCCCACCGCTTGGCGGTGCGGGCTGCCTGCCCGGGGAACTGCTCGACCGCTTCAGCGGCAGCGAACAGCGCATCCACGACCTGAGCGGCCGCGGGATTGATCGTGTAGTCCATGTTTCCTCTGCCCCTCTTGCGGGGCGGTTTCCGGGAGGCCTTCCAAGGCCTGCAACCGGGTGTACGGGTGTCCCGCGCGCCATCGCTTCCAGGCGCTGCAGGACATGGCCCCAGTGGACTGGGCCCCGGGCGGGGCCTGATCCCTATTCAGTTCTCCAGGTTCTGGCGCCCGCTTCCTGCGGCGCTCTCCCACCATACACAGGGTGCGTCATTAGCGCAACTTCTCGACCGAGAGGCTGCGCTAGCTACCCTGCCGATCAGTGTTGCCCATTCGCCCGTGATCGTCGGCTACGCCAGGGTTTCCACCGATCAGGCCGACCAAGACCTGAGCATCGAAGCCCAGGTGCAGCAACTCCTGGCGGCGGGCTGTGACCGGGTGATCCGCGAGCGGGCCTCTGCATTCAAGGATGGCGGCCGCCGGCCCGGGTGGGACGAGCTGCAGGCCTTGGTTGCCTCAGGCCATGCCCGCGAGGTCGTCGCCATCTCACAATCGCGCCTCTCGCGCCGCGGTGAGGACGTCCAGTTCTTGCGGATCTGTGCCCGCCGTGGCGTGGTCGTGCGGTTCCTCGACGGTACACCTGGCGACATCTCCGACCCCGCGGCGCGGCTCATGACCGGCGTGATGGCCACCGTCAACGAGGTCGATTCGCAGATCAAGAGCATCAACATCAAGAACGGCCTCGATCGCCGCAAAGCCGCAGGCCACTACGCCTGCGCCAAGGTCCCCTACGGCTACCTGTACGACGGCAGCCAGGTGGTCCCGCACCCCGAGCACTGGGCAGATGCGCGGCTGCTCTGGGATCAGATGGTCGCCGCAGAGATGAACGCCGTTGCGGTGATCCGCCAGCACAGCCGGCAGTGGAGCGCTCAGGGCCTCTACGACTGGATCGAGCACCCCATGCTCAGAGGCGTCATCAGCGGCAAAGCCAACGCCGTGGAGCCGCTGATCACTTGGGATGAATGGCGCCGGGCGATGGAGCACCGCAACAGGCGACGCAGCGGCAAGGGCAGGGCCCCGCGGACCATCCGGCTGTTCTCGGGCATGGTGCGCTGCCAGGCCTGCGGCAGCTGGATGCACTACGGCAGTCTGGGCCGCAAGCACCCACGGCTGAAATGCACTGCGGTTTCCTGCCAGTGGTACAGCCGCGGCATCGCCGAGTGGAAGGTGCGAGCTCAGGCAGTCGAAGCCCTGCGACATGCCAGCCATGGTCTCGGCCGCGTGGCAGCCAGTGCGGCGGCGCCAACGATCAATCCCGAAGCTGCGCAGTGGCAGCAGCAGCTGGATCAGCTCCGCCAGCTGCAGTCGCAGGGTGTGCCGGGGCTGGATCGCAGCATTGATGAGCTGGAACTGAAGTTGATGGAACCTGCCCGGCCATCAGGCATCGAGGCGGGCCGGCTTGCGGCGTTGTTTGCGGTGCCCGGTGCGCTCGAGACCGCCACCGACGTTCAGCTGCGGGCTGTCCTTCTGGAGTTCGTGGGCGAGATCCTCTACGTCGGGAACCCCGCTGAGGTCGAGATCAGGATTCGCCAGGGCCTGCAGGGCGATCTGGCGTAGGGCGGTCCGAGCGTCCATCAGGCCACCCCCTGCACCACATAGGCCGGGCAGTCCCGGGCAAACGTCCCCCGGGACATGCCCGCCTCCGGGTACTCCAGGCCGCAGCGGCCACCGGTGGCGATCCAGTGGACGCAGCGGCTGCAGGTCTGCGTCTGATGCCGCCGCCGCCAGTTGCGGCTGTACTCGCGCTGCCGTTCACGCCTCCGTTGCCGCCGGCGAGCCTCCTCCTCGGGGCTGATCGGCGGTCGCGGGGGCACAGCGACCAACGTGGGCCGCGGGAGATCACGGAGGTCGTGATCGCAGTGCGCCCAGTCGATCCACCGGACGATCTTCGATACGTTGGCGTTGTAGGTCTGGAACCTGGCAGCGATCTGGCGGATGCTCAGCCGCTGGATCAGGTGCAGCTCTCGCATCTCGCGCACGATGGCCTCAGTCCACCGTGCGTTGGGGTTGCAGGAGCCCTTGCCGTGGCGGTGGCGGGTCATTTCCGGTTCAACCACTCGAGATACGACTTGGCGTCAAACGTTCCGTCCGGGAGCTCAAACGGCGTGGGCATTGCAGGCACCGCCGGCGGGTGGAACCTGTGCAGCTCCTGGAGGTGCGTCCACACCTCCGGGGAGTTGCGATCGGGATTGAGACTGTTGGTGGTCACTCGAAATCACCTCCAAGATCAAACAGGTCTCCCTGGTCTGGCTGTCTGGTGTCTTCCACAGCGATCTCCATGTTCTTGATCGCTTGTCTGAAATACGACTCTTTCAGCTCGATACCAATGGCACGGCGACCCAGCTGAACAGCGCCATAGACCTCGCTGCCAACGCCCATGAACGGGGTTAGCACCGTCTCGCCGGGATTTGACCGGAGGCAGATGGCACGGTCAATCACGTCAAGCTGGAGAGGGTGGACGTGCTTCTCATCGTCGGGATCTTTTGAATCCCGGAACGGCAGCACACGGCCCATGTTGATGTCGTCCCAGATCGAAGAGGCGTAGCGACGCCAGATCCAATGACTAAACCGGTTCTCAGTTTGCTTGCCCTTCCATCCTTTGTAGCGGTGAAGCTCAGCTGGGATAGGGCATTCCCCAGCGTAGTGATCCAGTCCCGTGGGGTTGGCAATGGGGATTGGATTCTCCCCGCTGCGGCGAAACACCAGCAGGTAATCGGCTGAGGCAACACCGGCATAGGCGGCATCGTCGACGATGGTCTTGTGAGCCAGATTCTTCACCATGGTCCGGTTCCGAACCCAGAGCGGCTCCTTCCAAATTGTGTGCCGGGCAACATAGTGCCAGCCCAAGCTCTCATGGAGAGCGATGATCTTACCCGGTAGATCCATCAGGGCATCCTGGCCGCTGTTGCCAGTCGGGATGTCGGTGCAATGAACCGCAGTGAGCCGGCCAGGCAGCGTCAAGCGGTGAAGCTCTGACACAACAAAGCCGTAATGCTGGAAGAACTGATCGTAGTCAGAGCAGTTTGAGATGTCCCGCTCGTTAGAGCTGTAAACGTACAGCCCAGCGAACGGCGGCGAGTAGATCGAAAAGTGAATGCTCTCGGACGGCAGTCCGTGCATCACATTGATGCAGTCGCCATGATAGATGGCGTAACGGTCGGTGATGACATCCATGACGGGACCTTAATTGCGGTGGTTGGGTAGGGATTTTTCTGGATCGAGAGGGAGTGACTCATCTCAGCTACAAGGTTGGAGAACATCTGCTCGGCCTGGTGCCGCTTGCGTTGCAGGTTCTCCATGATTCGCCGCTCACCTTCAGTGAGCACAATGTCAACCGTGACAGGGCGAGACTGACCAAACCGCCAGCAGCGCCGGACAGACTGGTAATACTGCTCAAAGCTGTGGCTCGGAAAGTAGGTGACGTGGTTGCAGTGCTGAAAGTTCAGGCCCCACGCCCCGATTTTTGGCTTCGTGATCAGCACCCTGGCGCGGCCCTCGGCAAAGTCGATCAACCGACGCTCTTTCACCTCGTCCCGATCAGAACCAGCAACCTGGATCGCATCAGGGATCAGCTCTTGCAGTAGGTCGCCCTCTTCGTTCAGGTGGCACCAGACCAGTGCGGGCTGGCCTGTGTGGTTGACCATGGCGGCCACCTGTTCGCATCGTTCGCGGACCGTGCGCTTTTTTTCTGCCCGTTGCTCCCGCAGGTCGGTTGCGGGCATGGAGAACAGCATCCCCTCGGGCACGGTGTCCGTACTGATCAGGTGGTCTGTCTCCTGAAGTGGCGGGAGGATGAAGCGGCCATCCTCAAAGCCAAGATCCGAGGGAGTGCGGCAGGCCCTGGCCCAGCTGGTGACCCATTGCCAGAACGGCCGCTCGGCATGGCCTTTGAAGCGCCATTTGGGTGCCTCTCCGTACATGCGCCGGCTGGTGAGGTTGTTCTGGTCGTTCTTGAAGAACCTGGCCAGCATGTCCATGTGCCCCATGTAGCCAAGAGCTTCAGAGCTGGTGCCAAGTTCGATGAAGTCGTTCGGAGCGGCGGTGGCAGTAGCCAGCAGCCGGTAGGGGACCTTTCGCATGAAATTGGTGATCTCATTGCGGCGGGCCCCGTCAAAGCTCTTGAGGATGCTGGATTCGTCGCAGACCACACCAGCAAAGTCCGAGGGCCGGAAATGCTCCAGTCGCTCGTAGTTGGTGATGGTGATGGGCGCCGGAACGGACCCGTCAGCACTGCGACCGACCGTGATTCCGAATTTCTCAGCCTCACGGATTGTCTGGGCCGCAACTGCCAGCGGAGTCAAGATGAGTACGGGCCTGAAAGTGTGTCGGGTGACGTTCTCAGCCCAAGTGAGCTGCATGGCCGTCTTCCCCAGGCCACAGTCCGCGAAGATCGCGGCGCGGCCCTTTCGCACGGCCCACTCAACCAGCGACCTCTGAAAGTCAAAAAGGTTGGGCGGCATCCAAACTGGCTCAAACCCGTGGGCGGCCCCTTCGTGCGTCTTCCTGGTGAGAAACCGAGAGTAGGAGCTAGTCATGCCGCCACCCCCGCCAACAACTTCACCCGCCGCAGCGCGCGGTCGATCTGCTGCTGTACCGCCTGCCTGGTGCAGCCGCGGCCCTTGCCGATCTGCGCGAACGTCTGCGGCTCGCCCCTCAGCCCGTAACGCAGCTCCAGCATTTCACGCTGACCTTCCTCCAGGTAGCCCAGCAGGTCCTGCAGCTTCTCCGCTGCATCGGTCATCTCCGCGCGCTCCTCCACGCTCGGGCCCTCATCAGGCACCAACGTCAGCAGTGGCAGGCCGTCGACGGCCTCAACGTCCAGCGAGGTGTTGTTCCACACCGTCGCCACACGCCGCACATCCTCAACCGTGGTGCCGATCAACTTGACGGCTTCCTCGATCGACAGATGAGGCTGTTCCCGCAGAATCCTCCGCAGCTTGTTCGCCTTCTCGTACTGATGGATCGGCACACGGATCATCCGGTCCGAATCCATCATCCCGCGCATGATGTTCTGCCGGATCCACCAATAGGCGAAGGTGGAGAACTTGTACCCGCTGGCTGGATCAAACGTCTCAACCGCACGGGCGAGGCCGATGTTGCCGAGGCTGATGCAATCCATCAGCTCCAGGCTCTGGCACATCCTGGCGTAGCGCTTGGCGACGCTCACCACCAGCCGCAGGTTGGAGCAGATCATCCGCTGCGCGGCGCGTTGTCCGAGCCTCATGGCCCGCTTCTCGGCCCGGGTGAGGTCAGTGCGGCCCGAGGCCTTGATGGCCTGCATCGCCTGCACCTGCCGGCCGAGCTCGATCTCCTGCGTCGTGGTCAGGAGCGGATAGCGCCGTGTGGCGCTGAGGTAGTCGCCGAGGGTGTCGGTGCTCATTGGCTGCCTCAGAAGGAAAGCGCGTCGTTGGCGTAGCTCGGGGCAGGGGCTGGAGCCGCTGCAGCCGGCGCCTCACCAGCGGCCGGTTTTGGGGCAGCGTTCCCGCCCACCAGACCCCACTCCTGCGCCTTGATCACCAGGTCGGTCCGCTGCTCACCCTCACGGGTGGTCCAGCTCTCGGTGGCGATCCGCCCGGTCACGCTCACCAGGTCGCCTTTCCGCAGCTCGTTCACCGCGGCTTCGGCGTCCTCGCCCCAGAGCTCAGCCTTGAACCAATCCGGCTGGCTGCCGTCGTCCTTCTTCGCACCAGGGCGGTTGACAGCCAGGTTGATCTGCGTCTTGCACGTGCCGGACTGGAAGTACCGGGCCTCTGGATCACGGGCGACGCGGCCCACGATCGTGAACTGCGCCGATCGGATGATCGCCGCGATCAGGTCAGAAGTATTCGCCATCAGGGTCGGGATTGCGATGGATGGATGGTCGGCTGCGCCAGCTCGCGCCGGATCAGCTCTCGGGCCCACACGGTGATGGGCATGTCCAGATCCCTGCAGTGGGACTGGATCTGGGCGTAGAGATCCGGCCGCATCGTCAGCTGGATCAAGCGCCGGCCGTCAGAGCGGAGCGTCATCGGGTGGTCTGGCGCATGATCGGATCATAGACGGGTTGTGGTCAGGATTGCAACCGCAGCACCCCAGCCGCATCCTCCACAGACCGGGCCACCCCCGCCAGGCCGCCCATCCCACGGACGGTCTCGATGAACGCCGTCTGCTCAGGCGTCACACGCCCATTGGGGGCTTTCACCTCCACCGCGGCAAACACCGCCAGCTTCTGCCCCACCATCTCCGGCGTCACGGTCACGGTCCGGAGCCCGATCAGGTCCGAGCTCCCCTTGCACAGCCCGAACTGCACCGGCCGCCCCTGGCGGTCCAGCAGCGTCCCCGTGTTGTTCCTCCACAGCCTCACCGGACCGCGGGACAGCTGCAGGCGGATGGCTTGCTGGGTCTGCTGTTCGGTCATGCGTAGGCCCTCTCAAACCGACCCTTCGCCTGCCGCGCCGCCAGCACATGACGCGCCCACCCGCGTGGGTTCTTCATCCCACGCTCATGGCCCACCTGGATCAGCTGCTCCAGCGTCTGCGCGCTCCCCTGCTCTCGCTTCCGGGCCCGGGCCAGCGCCTGGCGGTCCACCTCCTGCAGTTCCCCAGCCACCGTCACCAGCTGCCGCTTCTCCACCACAAACTCATGCCCGCATTCCCCGCAGCGGCTCGCCTGTGAGCTCATCGCCGCAAAGCACCGCGGGCACACCTTCACGCTCGGCGCCTTCTCCTTCTCCTTCTTCTTCACTCCCTCCAGCGTCCAGTCCTGATCGTCCAGGTGATGGCCCAGTCGCTGAATGTTGCCCACGTGATCCAGGATCACCGCCGTCTTGCCGTCCTGCGGCCGCAAACACCGGCCGATCATCTGCAGATGCAGGCTCAGGCTCTGCGTTGGCCGCAGCAAAATGCAGCCCGCCACGCTCGGCACGTCCACTCCCTCGCCGATCAAGCTGCAGCTCGTCAGCACCTTCAACTCACCGCGGCCTAAGGCCTCGATCAGCCCACGCCGCGTCACGGCGTCCATCGTGCCGTCGATGCTCGCGGCGCTCACTCCCTGCCCCCGGAACGCTTCAGCGACCGCTTCGGCATGCGCCACGCTGCAGCAGAACGCAATCGCCGTCTGCCCGCTCAGGTGCCGTCGGTAGTGGCTCACCGCGTCGCCCATGATGCTCCGGCCGCCCAGTTCCTCGCTGGCCTGCTTCATGTCAAAGTCGCCCATTCGCTTCCGCAGACCCTTGGCCGAGAACCCGATCGGTGGCGCGAACACCCGCGACGGCGCCAGATACCCCTGATCCGTCAGCCACGCTGAACTGGGGCCCAGAACCATCTCGTCGAACATCTCCCCAAGCCCACGGCCATCAGTCCGCACCGCAGTGGCTGTTACGCCCAGCACCCGGGCATGGCTGAAGTGGCCCAGCGTGTTGCGCCAGGTTCCGGCCGTGGCATGGTGCGCCTCGTCCACGATCACCAGCTGGAAGTGATCCGGCGGCAGATGATGCAACCGCCGCGCCAGCGTCTGCACTGATGCCAGCTGCACCGGCGCCGCCAGGTTCATGCTTCGCCCCGCGGCGATCAGCCCATGCCGCACGCCCATCTGTAGCAGCCGCGCGCTGGCCTGGTCCAGCAGCTCCACTCGATGCACCAGCAGCAGCACCCGGTTGCCCTTTGCCGCCGCACCGTTGGTGATGTAGCTGAAGACCGTGGTCTTGCCGCTGCCGGTCGGCATCACGAACAGCACCCGCCGGCGGCCGCGCCCATAGGCATCCCGCACCCCGGCAACGGCCTCCAGCTGATACGGGCGGAGCTCAATCGTCACGCGATCCGGTAGCGGTCTGCAGCACCCACGCTAGCGTGGTCGCAATCGTGACCACAATCGCAATGGCCTCACCTCCGGCCGCTACCGCCAAGCGCCGCAGCTTCATCACCCTCGACCTCCCACCCGAGCAGGTCGCCTGGCTCGACGCACAGGCCGCAGGCCTCATGTCCCGCAGCGCCTTCGCTCGCACCCTCATCGCCCGCGCCATGCAGGCCGACGCCGCAGACCGCAACGCCTGATGGCTCCTTCCCGATCGCTCGAAGCCGCTGACGGTCGTTGGCCTCAGCTGCTCATGGCCCTCGCTGGCCTCACGCCCGACCAGCTCACCAATCGCCACCAGCCCTGCCCCAACTGCGGCGGCACCGACCGCTACCGCTGGGACGGTGACGACGGCCCTGGCTCCTGGTTCTGCTCCCACTGCGGCGGCCGTGACGGCACCGGTGGTGGCGGCACCGGCATTGGGCTCCTCATGCGCATCCGCGGCTTCTCCTACCGCGAAGCCGCCTCAGCCGTCGAAGCACACCTCGGCCTCACACCCGCCGTGCCCGCCACACCCTCCACCACCCCCAAGCGCCCGGCACGCATCCCCGAAACCCCGCCACCAGACGCCACACCGCCAACCCTCGATGGCGCCGTCGCCCAGTGGTGCTACCGCAACGCCGCCGGCGAGCAGCTCTTCTGGATCCAGCGCTGCAACCTCGCCAACGGCCGCAAGTTCTTTCTCCACCGCACCTGGCTCGACGGCCGCTGGCATCGACCCTCCCGCAAGGACCCCTTCACCTCCGAGTGGCCCGCACCGCGGCCCCTCTACAACCTCCACCTCCTCGCCGCCAAGCCCGACGCCACCGTCCTCATCACCGAGGGCGAGAAGTCCGCTGACGCCGCCGCCGCACTCCTACCCACCGTCGTCTGCATCGCCTGGCCCAACGGCTCCAAGGCCATCCACCGCGTCGACTGGTCACCCCTTGCCGGCCGCCGCATCATCCTCTGGCCCGACAACGACGACCCCGGCCGCGAGGCCATGGCCAAGCTCGCGCCCATCCTCCTCACCCACGGCGCCGCACAGGTCCGCATCATCCAACCACCAGCCGACGCACCCCCGGGCTGGGACCTCGCTGATGCCACCGACTGGACCACCGAGCAGCTCTCCGCTCACGCGCAGGCGCACCGCTCCGATCCCATCACCCTCCCCGCAGCACCGGAACCCGGGCCCGAGCCCGAGCCCGATCCGGAGCCAGCGCCATCACGCCCCATCCCCTCCGACGCACCCTTCACCTGTCTCGGCTTTGACGGGGACTCCTACTACTACCAGCCCAATAACACCGGGCAGGTGCTCAGGCTCTCACGCGCCTCGCACACCGGCACCAACCTCCTTGCCGTCGCGCCCCTCGCCTACTGGGAGACCATCTACCCCGCCAAGTCCGGCGCCAACTGGGCTGCTGCGGCTTCTGACCTCTTCGCACAGCAGGCACAGGTCGGCATCTACTCCCCTGATCGCATCCGCGGCCGTGGCGCCTGGTGGGATCAAGGCCGTTCCGTCCTGCACCTCGGTGATCGCCTCATCGTTGACGGCACACCCCACAGCGTCATGGCTCCACCGCCGTCCCGCTTCTCCTACCAGCGCCTCGCATCCATCGACATCCCGGACAGCCTCACGCCACTCTCCGATCAGGACGGCGCCGAGATCCTCGACATCGCATCCCGCTTCCACTGGGAAGTTCCCGCCTCAGGACTCCTCCTCGCCGGCTGGACCGCTCTCGCACCCATCTGCGGGGCCCTCGCCTGGCGCCCACACGCCTGGCTCACAGCCTCCGCCGGCTCCGGCAAGTCCGCCATCCTCGATCGCTTTCTCGGCACTCTCCTCGACAGCATGGCCATCTGGCCCGAGGGCAACACCACCGAGGCTTTCATCCGCCAAGAGCTCCGCGCCGATGCCCTCCCGGTCGTCTTTGACGAGGCCGAATCCAACGAGAAATCAGATCGCACACGCATTCAGAACATCCTCGCTCTCGCACGCGTCGCCTCAAGCTCCGGCCGTGGCGTGATCGGCAAGGGCGGCGCCGATGGTGCTGCTCAGCGCTTCACCATCCGCTCCATGTTCCTCCTCTGCTCTATCAGCACCGCACTCAAACAAGGCGCCGATCAGAGCCGCTTCGCTCAACTCACACTCCGCAACCCCAACCACCTCCCCAAGGCTGATCGCATCGCCCACTGGAACAACCTCGATCGCGACCTCACCGACATCATCACTACAGAAGCCGGTCATCGTCTCCTCATTCGTTCCGTTCATCTCATCCCCGTCATTCGCCAATCCCTCGCCGTATTCCGTCGCGCTGCCGCCGATCGCTTCGACTCACAGCGTCAAGGTGACCAGTACGGCACACTCTTGGCCGGCGCCTGGTCGTTGATGAACAGCCAACAAGCAACCATCAATGACGCCTACAAGCTCATCGATGAAAACGATTGGGAACCCTACCGCGAGGCCACAGAACTGCCCGATGAGCAGCGCTGCATCCAGACCCTCCTCCAGCACCAGATCCGCGTCGAAGGCGACCGCGGCAACGGCTACAACCGCACCGTCAGCGAGCTGATCGATCTCGCAAGCCCCGCCAGCGCCACCACCTCCATGGAGATCAGCCAGGGCCAGGCACGCGCTCACCTCGGCCGCGCCGGCCTCAAGGTCGAATCCGTCGACGGTGACCTCTGCCTGGTCATCCACAACAACGCCATCGGGATCCGCCGCATCCTTGCCGACACCCCCTGGGCGGATTGCTGGCCCACCGTCCTTCGGCGTCTACAGGGCGCACGCAAGACACAGCCCACACGCTTCGCCGGCCACACCTCCAACGCACGCGCTACCGCCGTGCCCCTCACCACGCTCGATCAGGCCTGAGCCTGTAGACAGAGCCCCGTCTACACCCCCTGTAGACGGTCAGATCCTTTCCGCCGCAGCCAGTCTGCGGCTTTTTTTGCGTGTCTACACCCCTCCAGCCTGTCTACACCCCCTGTAGACGGTCAGATCGCTTGCGGCACAAAGGATCTCAGCGATTGTCTACGCGTCTACGCTCCCGACCGCCGCAGGGGGCTCACACACGTGCATGTGCGCGCGTACGCGATGCGCGCGTGCACGCGCGGGCGTGCGCAAGAGTGAGAGTGTTCTTCTTTTTAGATGTAGACAACGTAGACAAGAGGGGCAGACCCACTCCGGCGCAGCCGATCTGAGTGTCTACACCCCTTGTAGACAGGGCGTAGACGGCGTAGACACCGGGTCCAACAGCGGCCCTCCCGGCCGACCCCCGCTCAGTTCCCCTACTTGCCACTGGGTTACAGGCCGCCTACGCTCAAAGCGGTCGCACTCGCGACCACGACCCGACTGCAACCCCGACATGGACCACACACGCCCCACCAAGGCGCCTCCGGCGCCCCTGGCCGCATCAACCCCCGCAGACGACCCCGGAGCGGCCTTCCTGGGCTTCTGGGCGCCCGATGGCGGTCTGGATCGCGAGCCTGATGGCCCGGTCGCGCTGGCGACCAAGGAAACGGCCCTGGAAAGCGCCTCCGACCCCGCTCAGCCCCTCTCCCCCGCAGAAGCGCCCGCAGGCGCCTTCCCGGATGCGTTTCTGGGGCAAACGACTCGGGCCTGGAACATCCAGGAGTCCACGGTCCAGGTCAACCACACCGAGGGCCTGGTGAACTTCTACACAACCCGCCGGGCCGTCTTCCTGCAGATCGTCCGCCGCAACCCCAACTTCACCAAGGCGGTCGAAATCCGTGGTGGCGGCTACGAAGTCGACTACCCGATCGCCGAGGTCAGAGGCGTCTGGATGCTCCTCAAGCCCTGCGAGGGATCGGCCGAAGACCAGTTCCTGACCGATCAGGAGCGCGCGAAGCGGGCAGAGGCTGGCGAGCGGCTGAAGGCCTACCGCAACGGCGGACCTGATGAGGACTCCGAGTCAGAGGGGGATCTCACAGACGAGACCGCCCAGTCCTGGGCCCGGTACAGCAACCCCTCGCTGTTCCGCTGATGACCCGGCACCTCTACGCCGACACGCACCAGGGGATCACCTGGGCGGCCGGCATCCGCACCGACGGGCCGAACCCGCTGGTGGAGTTCCGCAAGACCGCCGGAACCGTGAAGGCGTTCACCGTCTACGCCTGGCGTGTCCGCGGCGAGTGGCAGCCCCGACGGCCGACGGTGCCTGATCACGTCCTGCGTGCTGTTGAAGCCGCCCTTGACGCTCGCTCGGAGGTCGCATGATCGGTCAAATCCGCAACACTCATCTCCGCCGGCTGGTGTTGGTCGTTGCCACGCCGGTGATCACGCTGGGGCTGGTCACATTGGCCTTTGCGCTGGCGGCAGTGGCCGGGCTTAAAGAGTCAGTCAGGACGATCCGACTGGTGTTCTTCGTTGCGAGTCACGACCTGCCGCGGCTGGTGGCTGATGCGTGGAGGGTGAAGCGATGACAACTCCAGTGCCTGACGCGTTGGTGAGCATCCGCCAGCGCCTCTCAGCGCAGATCGAAGCCGCAGCGCAGGAGCTCGAAGCGGAGCTTTCCCGCGACACGATCACCCGCGCCGCCTACAACCAAGGCCGTGCCGATCGCCAGCGCGAGCTTCTGGTCAGCATCGCCGCATGGCGTGACCAACTACCACCAGGCCGTCAACACGCGCAGCTGCGGACGGCGCTGGAGGCTATTCATTCGACACTGGAGCCGACATGACCAGCCCTCTCACTCTTGACCAAGCCGTCATAGTCTCCGGCTACACCGGCGTGCTCATCTGTCCATTTGACAAGCTGCACAGAGAGATTGAGCAACGACTGGGTCATCCGGTTTGGACGCATCAACTCCCTGACTTGATGGAGTCACACATTAAGCCAGCTTTCAAGGATGACTTTCTGGCTCTTGCACCTGCGGAGGAAGTGTGATGACTGAAATCAAGCCGCCAAATGAGCTTGTCGCTCGCTGGGTTGCTGATGTTGAAAACTCGGGTAAGCCATACTCAGATGCTTACTTGCTCCGGACTGTCGCCCAACGCGCCGCCGAGTGGGCCCTACAGCAGCGCCCGCACCAGTGGCCCGAGCCGATCACGGACCGGAGGCCGACTGAGGCGGACGGCGACCCAGATGGTGACGTGCTGTATTTCTCCGATGGCACCGACTGGTGCGTGCTCGGCTGGAATAGCAGCTCAGCACACCGAGGCGACTGGCCCTGGCTGCACACCCCGTCATGGCGCCCCAAGCCGTCGAGCGACAGGGATCAAGCGCTGGAAATCATCGAAACCGCCAGCCCTGGTCAGCAGTTCACGGCAGAGCAGCTGGAGATCCTGCGGAAGGCAGTGGAGGGCGTCGTAGAAGCAGAGGCCGTGACCGAGGTCAGAGGGCCGGGCTCTGTCGGAGAAAGGGTAGCGGTGGATGAGGAGGTGCCGTTGTGGAAGCGCATGCGGACTGCTCGCCATCACGCGAGCCTTCCAGACAGGCCTTGCTATCGCTATGCCTCGGAGCTCCGCGCTGT